AGATCTCTTTCTTTATTTAGATATTGAAGAGGCAATAGGAATTCGTGCATGCATCGGTCTTCCTCCTCAAGAAATTGAGCGTTTGGAAGGTGAAGACGAAACAAATCCAAATTATGTTCAGTATCAGTGGAATACAGCCGGAATGACTTTGGAAAACTGGCAAATGGCTCATTTTCGCATTCTTGGAAACGACAAGCATGCTCCTTACGGAACTTCTGTCTTGGAACCTGCTCGTAGAATCTGGAGACAACTTACTTTACTTGAAGATGCTATGATGGCTTACCGAATCGTTCGTGCCCCTGAGAGACGAGTTTTTAAAATTGATGTTGGAAATATTCCCCCACAAGATGTAGAACAATACATGCAGAAAGTAATGACGCAAATGAAACGACATCAAGTCACAGATCCAACGACAGGACGACTTGATCTTCGCTATAATCCTTTGTCAATTGAAGAAGATTATTATATTCCTATTCGTGGAACATCAAACACAGACATAACAAACCTTCCGGGTGGTGCAATGACCGCCACGATTGAAGACGTTAAGTACTTACGAGACAAGCTATTCTCTGCTCTTAAGGTTCCTCAGTCTTACCTTACAATGGGAGAAGGCGGAACAGAAGACAAGACAACCCTAGCGCAAAAAGATATTCGCTTTGCAAGAACGATTCAAAGATTGCAAAGAGTTGTGATTTCTGAACTAGAAAAGATTGGAATCATTCATTTGTTTACAATGGGATTCCGCAATGATGACCTTTTGTCATTTAAATTGCAATTAAACAATCCATCAAAGATTGCTGAACTTCAAGAGCTTGAGCATTGGGATAAGAAATTTTCTGTTGCTGGTAATGCTACAGAAGGATACTTCTCAAAACGATGGGTAGCCGAGAATCTCTTTGGCCTTTCAGATGAAGAATTTGTTAGAATGCAACGAGAAATGTTTTATGATAGAAAATTTGCCGCAAACCTAGAAGCTGCCGCATCAGGCGGAGCTGAGGGTGGAGATACCGGAGGCGGTGGCCTTGGTGATGTTGGCGGTGGTGATGACGCTGGTGGTCTTGGAGACCTTGGCGGCGATTTAGATTTGGGCGGTGATGCTGGAGAGCAGGCTGCTGGGGACGAGAGCCCTGGTGCCGAAGGGGGTGATCTAAAAGATGATGTTCTCCTAGCTGAGCCCCCTGCTAAACGTGATGATGAGCCGACCTATAAGAGAGGCAAATACAAACGCCATCAAACCTCTTATTCAAAAGGCGGACGCTCTAAGCAAATGAAAAACCAAGCAACCGGAGAATATGGAAATACTTATCGGACAACCTTTCAAGGCAAATCCGGATTTGGTGGATTAGATTCTCTGGCTCGTGGAATTACCGAGAGCAAAAGAAATAGCCAAATAGAAGAAGAAAAACTATTTAAAACATCAAAGCAAGTTGATAACTTGATTGAAAGTCTACTAAAAAAGGTAAAAACAGATGAAACACAATAAGAAAAGAAATACCGCTTTTCTTTATGAATCTCTTGTAAAGGAACTAACAAAAGCAGTCGTTAGGCAACAAGAAGACCGTAAGGTAAAGATAGTTGAAATTATTAAGGAAAATTTTAAAAAAGGGTCTGTGTTATACAGAGAGCTTGAGTTATATAAATCAATCTTAGAA